ATATATGGTAAAGGACTAAACGCAACCAACAGCGATAAAAGACCTGAGGAGTATGCAAAGATGATTACTTTATTTAAAAAAGATGATGTAAAAAAAATAGCATCTGACTTCTATTTATTAGGACAAGCTGCTATGCAGATTATTTATAATGTAGATAGATCGCAAATAGTAAAAGTAGAACACTTTCCAATACAAACACTTAGAGCAGAAAAAGCAAATGATAAAGGTGAAATAAAAGGGTATTATTATTTTCACGATTGGTCAAAGTATAATAATAGATCAACTACTAAAAGAATTGCAGCATTTGGAAGTAGTCAAAATGAAGCTAATGAAATATTAGTTATAAAGCCATATAAGGCAGGTTATTTCTATTATGCACCCCCTTGTTATATGGGAGCATTACCTTATTGTGAACTAGAGGGAGAAGTAGCTAATTATCACATAAACAACATACAACAAGGTATGGCACCAAGTATGTTAATTAACTTTAACAATGGTGTACCAGACGATGAGCAAAGAGAACTAATTGAGCAAAGAATATATGAAAAGTATAGCGGTAGTTCTAATGCAGGTAAATTTATTTTAGCGTTTAATGATAATTCAGAAAGTGCTGCTACAATAGATGCAGTACAATTATCTGACGCACATAATCAATATCAATTTTTATCAGACGAGGCAACTAAAAAAATTATGGTAGGTCATAGAGTTGTTTCCCCAATGTTGCTTGGAATTAAAGACAACAGCGGTCTTGGTAATAATGCAGATGAATTAAAACAAGCGAGTATATTATTTGACAATATGGTAATTAGAGTTCAACAAGAATATCTAATAGATGCTTTTCAGCAAATACTTGCGTACAATAATATTTCTTTAAACCTTTATTTTACTACACTACAACCTTTAGAGTTTACAGATCTTGGCAACAATGTTGTTGATGAAGAAACTAGAGAGGAAGAAACAGGTGTAGATCTTAGTGCAGAAGTAGAACTCAACGAAGATTTTACTAATGAGTTATTGCAGATGGGTGAAGATGAGGATTTAGAGGAGTGGGAGTTAATTGAAGAGGCACCAGTTGATTATGAGAAAGACGAAGAGTTGAATAGTAAAATAGAATTAGCATCAACAGGAAGTGCAAAGCCAAATGCTAAAAGCGATCAAGATGGAGAAAATGAGGATGGGTTTCGTTATAAAGTTAGGTATCAATATGCTCCCTTAAAAGAAACAACACGAGATGGTAAAAGTGTAACAAGAGATTTTTGCAGTAAAATGATAAATGCAAAAAAAATATATAGAAAAGAAGATATAATGGCTATGAGTAGTAAGTCAGTAAATCCTGGTTGGGGACCAAGAGGTGCTAACACTTATGATGTTTGGCTTTACAAAGGTGGCGGTAATTGTCATCATTTTTGGATGAGAAAAGTATATAGGTCAAAAACAGTAACCCCAGACGCTAAAAACCCTAGATCAGAAATTAGTGTTAATGAAGCAAGACGAGAAGGGTTTAGACCTGAAACAAATGACAGAGATGTTGCAAAGAGACCTGTAGATATGCAAAATAATGGATTTTTAGAATAAGAAAATGGCACAGGTATTATTTATAAAAGTAAGCACACTAAAAAAACACACAATATTAGACGGTAATGTTGATGTAGATAAACTATTACCATATATTAAAATTGCACAAGAGATACATATACAAAATTTCTTAGGCACAAAACTATATGATAAGATTATAGAGTTTATTAATGCAGGTACACTTACAGCATTAGCAAACCCTAATTATTTAAACCTCGTAAACAACTACATACAACCTGCACTAATACATTTTGCTATGATGGATTATTTACCATTTGCTGCATATCAAGTTAAAAATGCAGGAGTATTTAAACATATAAGCGAAAACGCAGAGAGTGTAACTAAAAACGAGGTAGATTATTTAGTAAATAAAGAAAGAGAATTTGCAGAGTATTATATAAGAAGAATGATAGATCATTTAAATTTTAACTCTACAAATTTTCCAGAGTACAATCAGAATGTAAATGACGATGTGTACCCAGACAAAGACAATTTATTCAATGGTTGGGTATTATGAGAAAAAGATATAAAGTAAAAGAAAGCAACATAACAAAATTAAAAAAGTATATAAAAAAAATAAAAAATGGCAACACTAACAGGCAATTCAATAAGTAGTACTTATACCAGTCTTTTAAAACTTGGCGATAATGGAGAGCTTAGTGCATCGTTACAAAGCATAAGTGATGGTGCAGGAAATACAACAGGTATTTCGTTAAACACAGGAGGAGATCTTACTGCGTCTGGTACGGTAACTGCGAATGCTTTTAGTGGACCGTTGACAGGTAATGTAACTGGTACTGCAAGTTTAGCATCAAATTTAACAGGTACACCAAATATTTCAGTCGGAACTATTTCTGCCTCAGGGACTATAACAGGTAATGTAACAGGAGACATAACTGGTAATGTTACGGGTAACGTAACTGGAAATGTAAGCGGTAGTTCAGGATCAACAACAGGAAATGCGGCTACGGCAACTGCATTACAAACGGCAAGAACAATATCTGGTGTATCGTTTGATGGTACTGCAAACATAAGTCTAACAACATCTAACATAGCAGAGGGAAGTAATTTATATTTCACGGGTGAGAGAGTAGATGACCAGGTTAATACTTTATTACAAGCAGGTACAGGTATATCAAAAACATATGACGATGCAGGAGGCACACTTACAATAACAAATAGTGCACCTGACCAAACAGTAGCATTAACAGGAGGAACTGGAATTACTACATCTGGAACGTATCCTAATTTTACAATTACTAATAGTAACCCAGACCAGACAGTAGCACTTACAGGTGGCACGGGTATTACAACAAGTGGAACATATCCTAACTTTACTATCACAAACTCAGCACCTGACCAAACTGTAAGTCTTAGTGAAGGAAGTAATGTAACTATTACTGGTACTTACCCTAACTTTACAATAGCTGCAAGTGCAGCAAGTGGTATAGCATTAACAGATTTATCTGCAACTGATGCAGGTGGTTTAGGTTCTTTTGCATATAATTCAGGAACTGGTGTATTTACATATACAGGTCCTTCAAACTCAGATGTAACAAGTTTAGTTACTAAATCTTTAGTTGATGGTTTAGGTATAGCGGCAAGTACAGCAGCTACATTAGCAGTAGCAAGAACAATAAACGGAACTAGCTTTGATGGATCGTCAAATATAAGTTTTGATACAGATTCTGTAAGTGAAGGTAGTTCAAATCTTTATTATACTAATGCACGTTTTGACACAAGACTAGGTACTAAAACAACAGATAATTTAACACAAGGTTCAAGTAATTTATATTTTTCAAATGAACTAGTAGATGACCGTGTAGCTAGTTTAATAGTTGCAGGTACCTCAATATCAGCAACTTATGACGACGCAGGTAATAGTCTAACTATCGCCAATACTGCACCAGATCAAACGGTTGCTTTAACTGGCGGTACAGGTATAACAACATCGGGTACATATCCAAACTTTACGATAACAAACAGTTCTCCAGATCAGACTGTGGCTTTAAGTGCAGGTTCAAATATTACAGTTAGTGGTACATATCCTAATTTTACTATTGCTGCTACAGATACACAAACAGATTCATTTAAAACAATATCAGTAAGTGGTCAAAGTGATGTTGTTGCTGATAGTTCTACTGATACTTTAACTTTAGCAGCAGGATCAAACGTTACAATAACAACTACAGCGGGAACTGACACAGTAACATTTGCAGCTACAGACACTAACACGACTTATTCTGCAGGTACTGGTTTAGCTTTAGGCGGTACAACCTTTAGTTTAGATGCAGGTCTTAATAATTTAACAGATGCAAACATATCATCTCCTGCAGCTGGTCACATATTAATATATGATAATAGTAATAGTTATTTTGAAAACGCAACATTAACAGCAGGTAGTAATGTAAGTATTACAAATGCAGATGGAGCAATAACGATTGCAGCAACTAATACAAACACAGACAGTTTTAAAACTATATCTGTATCAGGTCAAGATAATTTAGTAGCAGATAGTGCAACAGACACACTAACAATAGCAGCAGGTTCTAATGTAACACTTACTACAACTGCAGGTACAGATACATTAACAATAGCAGCAACAGATACAAATACAACATATACAGCAGGAACAGGTCTTACTTTAGCGGGTAAAGAGTTTTCTCTTACAAATAGTGCTGTTACAATTGGGGGTACAAGTGTATCTCTTGGGGGCACACTTTCAGCAACATCTGGGGCACTAACTATTGGAGGTAACGGATCAAGTGGCGGTGTAACAATCAACGATGGTTCTATACAAATGAGAACAGGAACAGGTAGTGTAGCAGAAATAAGAATGTATTGTGAAAGTGGTAACGCACACTATCAAACATTAAAAGCAGCACCACATAGTGCAGGAAGTTCAGCATCATTAGTATTACCAACATCTTCAGGAAACTTAATTAGTACTGGAGATACGGGAACTGTTGCTACGGGAATGGTAGCCGACGATTCCATAACGAGCGACAAACTTGGAGCAGAATATACAAGTGCACAAGCTGTATCAAGTGCTGCAACTATAACTTTAGATACAGACGCATATGATGTGTTTACTTGGACTGTAGGACATACTGCAAATATTGACTTTACAAATGTTTTAGTTGGTAAAGTAAAAACATTAGTCGTAACTGGTGGTGGTAGCTCATACGGTTTAACACTTAGAAATATAAACGGATCAACTGGTACATTTAATTTAATATCAGGTACTTATGACGATACAAGTTCAACAAAAAATATAATACAAATTAAATTTATATCAACCTCTGAGGCTTGGTATACAATATCTAAAATAGGAAGTTAAAATGTGGGCAAACAATATAAACGGAGAAATAAAAGTATTTAAATATTTACCACATAGTTGGGAAGGAGAGAGTGTATTTTTTCAAGGATTTTCTAGCTCTCCTACAAGCGTTAGAGAACAAGAAGGTTTTTTTGAAATAGTAGATCCGCAGTATGATCCTGAAACAGAAGAGCTTGGAGAATTATATTTAGAAGATAACAAATATCATTATATTGTAAAACAGAAATAACAATGAAAGCAATAAATAATCAAGGCACTATAACAATATATAAATCTGTGCCACACACATTACAAACACCGACAGGTACAATTCTTAACGCACCTGCATATACAGATCAAGAACTTAAAGAAAAAGGTTTATTTGATTTAATAATACCTAATGACTATGACGAAAGAATACACGACTTAGGTGAAATATATTGGGATACAGAAGCTACTTGTTTTAGAAAAGATACTAAAAATAAAACTTGGTCAAAAACTCTAGCAGAGTTAAAACAACAAGCAATAAACAACTTTAACCATAGAATAAGTAGCGAACTAGCTAAGTCAGATTGGTATATAATTAG